TTACCGTTATCAATGACGATTCTATCTGCTGGTTCACCGATTTCGATACCGCCAGCATCAAGAGTGTTTAGAACGGCTTTGTTTGAATCATCTTGATATTCAGCCTTTTCATCCTCTTCTTCATCTTCTTTATCCATGTGACCGCCATAGCCGCCTTTATCCATGTCATCTTCTTTCATATAATCACCTTTTTCTTCGGTTAACATACTCTCTTCTTCTTCTTCTTTCCTAAGCGTATTAACTTCTTCCATTAAAGAATCTAATTCCGCTAGGGCTTTTTCTAGTTTGCTCATATTATTCGCCTCTTTTTCTTGTTTTAGTATATCAAATCGTGCTTCTGGGTTTATTCCTTTTTCACAAATTGTTACCTCATGTAATTCAAGTTTACTTATTTCATTGTAGTCGCCTAATTCTTGATGGTTTTTCTTTACCTTTTCTAAAGCCTGTCCTCCAATACTAAATGACCTCAATGAACCTTTTCTTATGCCTCTATTAATTTCTTTGGCTTTTTCTATATCATCTCTTAATTTTATTACTACAAAGAATCCAACATCATCAACTTCAGTTTTCCATATTTTACCATTTTTATCTCGATAAGATTTTACTACTTCACCAACTTGAACATTAGAATGGTTTGTCATTACATTTCTAAACTTTGGGTTCTCCATATATTTTAATACTGCTTCATTAAGAGCCTTGAGTGTAATTAAATCATTTTGTTTGTCAACGATTTCTATTGAAGCATATCCACCAATCATTAAGTCATCATTTGATTTTAGAATCATTAATTCATCAGCAGTATCTCTTTTTATTAGAAGTGACATTTGCTTCATCTCCCTCTTGTCCATCCGAGTATATAAAGAACACTACTTTTCAGTCGGTATAGTCAATTTGCTAAACTTATCTTCATAGATATTCCATAGACCAGCATCACTTTCTTCATCGGCAGGTTCCTGTTTGTAGCCCGTCCATGCCAACCACATTCTTTTACCCTTTACAGGTATTACTCTAATATGTAGTTTAGTTTGGAATTTATTTCCTTCTAAGAAGTATTCGTGATAACCGTTCTTTTGAACACCTAATTTAACTTCTCCTGAATCAACAACCTTTTCTCTTTCAAAAGACCTTGCAACCTCAGCAGGATATTTACCTGCTTTACCGAACAAATCAAACAATTCCTCTTCATCCTCTAAATCAATGTTCCAATTTATTGTTTCATCGCCCAATTTCATAACTACATTTACATTATCATCTTGTCTAGCATATATCTTAAACTTACCAGATTGATATTTTTCAGGAGTTTTGTATTCTTTCATAATACTATCTGTTTCTAACAGTATTTTGTCATTTTCTGCAAATAACTTTCCTTCTTCAAAGCCTATACCATCTCTATTTTCTGTCCAATTTTTAAGTTTTTTACTATCAGATTCTAAAATATCTTCGTATAGAGAAGATACATTCTTAACTAGATAATTATGAAGTTCTTTAGGACTCTTTGCACCGTTTTGTTTTAAGTAGTTAAAAATAGTAACAGTTAATTTACTTTGTTTTGTTTTCATTATAACTTCTGCTTGAGTTTTCCACATATCTAAATCATTTAAAGCATTCTTAGACATTAGGTTATCTTCTTCAAAACCATAGATAGTAAAGCCATCCATGTCAGATTTAATAATAACAGTGGTTTCTCCGTGAACATAATCAGTAACTTTAACTCCTTTTTCTAAAGCCTTCACATCATAATTTAAAGACTTCTTAGTATCTTTCGATAGTAATTCCAAAGTAACTACTTTATCCGGCATAGTAACTTCGGGAACTTCTATTACCTTTGCTGAAAACAAAGTATATCTTTCACCAGACTTTTTAACTTCATCAACCTTAACTCTAATAATATCCCCAACATCAACAGAAATCTTAGTATTAAGTGCTTTTCCTACATTCATATACTTCTTGCCTTGTAACTCTTTGATATATTTCCCTTCTTCATCAGTTGGGCCAATATCAATACCAAGAGTATAAGAATACAAGTTACTCTTTGTCTTTTTCTTATCTAATACAATAACATCTAGGTCAACAAACTTTTTCCATTTAATCCACTTTGGATTCTTTCTTGTTCCTATATAGTATGTTGAAGTAGCATCTTTAATTACTACTCCTTCAGAAGTTGGCATATCCATAATTGCTTTAGAATACTCTTCAATATCTTTTATACTATCTGCTTCTCTAGTATCTTTTTTAGATGGGAAAACTAAAGAATCTGATGAACGGGATGAGTAATTATTAAATAATGTTTTCATTCTTTCTGATAACTCTTCTTCCACCATGTTATCTTCTTCATGCCTCATAATATCAAAGACATGACACTTTAATTTTGCATCTTTGTATTTGCCTTTGAATACATGAGCGATAGTATCGGCTCTATGTAGTGCTTCTTCTCCATCAAATAAAATTAATTCGGCATCTAATATACAATCACCGAAATGTTTCTTCTTTAATTCCTTTACTTGTTCTTTACACTTATCGGTAATGTCTTTTTCATTATAAGAGTATATTTTAATATTATTATCTATTTTATGTAATTGGACTCTCATTCCATCGTATTTCTCTTGAACATACCATTCACCACTAAATCCTTTTAATTCTTTAATATCATCTATTTCAAAGATTCTATACATAGGTTTGTTAGGTGTTATGAAATCGCTGATGGATTTTTCTGTAATTCCTGATTTAGTCTTGGATTTTTCTATATCCTTTAACTCTTCTAATTCTTCTTTACTATTCTTAGATAACATTAATAAATCTAATAGTTCCATACCAGCCTTTACTTTAGATTCAACTTTCTTTGAGTCTTTTCCATCCCCGTAATGCTCGATAATATACAGGGAAATATCATCCACCTCTAGGTCAAGTCCCGAAAGACCCACTGTAATATCGTCAGGTTCGATGTCTTTAACAGCCAAAATGGAAGGTTCAAGCACTTTTTTGTCGTTCCTTAAAGCATAATGAATAAATTTGAGCATAGTCTCAGGATTATCTAGCAATTCTTCAAGAACACTACCCTTAAATCTTTTAGCGAATGGGTCAGAAACTAAATCAGAAGAATATCTAATTAACTTTATTTTTTCATAGATTTCTTTAGCCTGTTCAGATTTAGGATTCTTTGCTTCTTTACTATCTAGTAAATCATCATCAATAGTTTCTTTTAGTTCTTTACCTGCGGCATCTAATTCATTATAAGATTCTCTAATAGTATCAATAGTATTGCGCCAACGACCACCATATTCGGTAGGGTCAGTTCTTGCAGAAAGATAAGCCATTCTTGTTTTTTCAAACAATCTAAGTATTTCCTCAGAAGGTTGCTTATCTTTCTCTATTTCGGAAAGATTCATTATCCTCCCTCATCTAAAGCGTTGTGTAGGTTTTGATAGAACATCGGGAAGATTAATTTCTCTAATCAAATCCTGCATTTTTTCTTTATAATCCTTTTGATTAATTTTACCAGATTTTAAATCTGAATTTAACCTACTCATATCTTTATTGACTTGAGTAATCAATTCTTCAATTTCTTCTTCCTTCTCTTTATCTAGAATAGGATTACTTTCTCCCCCGCCTCTTTCAGAACGCCCATATCCACGAATAGTTTCTTTAAGAATATCTAAAGACTTTTTAAATTCTAAAATTTCTCCAGCGGTTTTATTTTGGCCTAATCCAAAACCACTATGTTTTCCTTCAGAATACTTCTTGCTCTTATCCTTTTCAGTCTTTGGTCTTGTAACCTTAACTTTATCCATGATATTATCTTTTTCTAAATCACTACGGTTATTATCTTTCAATGAAGCCAATAGTTCTTCTTTTGCGCTTCTTGCTTTTTCAATAGCAAGACTTACTGTTCTTTCTTCTTTTGTGACTCTTTCCGGCATTAGTTACCACCTGCTTTTTCAACCATTTTATGAATTTCAGACCAATCCATATTATCAACATTAACAGTGCTAGTATTATTATCCATCATAGGAGTAGGACTTTCTGCTACCACTAAACCTGCTTTCATTAGAATATTATCTTTAGCATAAAGAGTTTTCTCTAATGCTTCGACTTTTGCAGTTAGAGCCTTTACTATCTCTAACATCTCTTGATTAATTGTATTTTCTTCTGTCATTTCTTTTCCTCCTTTTTGCCTCTAGGATAAACTAAATCTCTTAATTGCCTGTAAAGTAAT